AGCCACCCACTTTTGGCAAGCCCAACAAGGACGGTGTCAGCTCGGCGGTGGAAGGATTCATCGATGAGGTAAAAAAAGAGGAAGCCGGAGAGGCAGGCCTCGGTGGGAAGAAGCTGGGAATCTAAAGTAAAACAATAACCAAAACCAACCAAAATGCTAACGATAAAGAAAAGACAAGACAAGAGGGTCGTCCGGGCTTTCACGCACAAGCTCGCGGACATTCCCAACGGCGTGACGGTCTCGGTAGCGGATTTTACGCAGGGTACGCTCCACGAGGGGCAGGCCTTCGGTAAAAATCCGAAAACAGGATTATACCACCTGATCAAGGCGGCCGTCCTGACAGCCGACGTGGCAGCGGAAGCGACAGTGCTGCCGGTGGCCAAGGGTCACAACTTCAAAGTTGGCGACGTAGTCATGCTTAAGAAGGGCTCCAAGGCATACACCATCACGAGCATTACCACCAATGCGAATGACAACAAGGTGGACGACATTACCGTCGGCACGGCACTGGGTGCCGGGAAGAAAGGCGACGGCCTATATCAAGCAAAAGCAGAAGTGGCGACCGTTTCAGAATTCAAGTACAAGCCCGTGGGGCTTGCCGGAGAATCGTACGACGTGAACACCGATAGCAACCTTTTGATCAACCTCGTGACCATCGGGCAAGTGAAAGAGGCTAATATACCCGCTCTGGGAGCTGGCTTAAAGGCTGAATTGCCACTCATTAACTTCATCTAAAACAAGGAGGAAAAATTATGCAAAAAACACTAATGATTGGCTTGAACGAGAAGGATATGCAGGCGGTTGTAAATCAGTACAACCTTAACCCGTATTACTATCCTACCCTTTTCCCGCTTAAGGAGAATTACTCCCTAACGTGGAAAGCCCTCGAAGCCCAGACTGGACTCCGCATCGCCGCCGACGTGGTAGCGAGGGGGGCAACCATTGACCGCAAGACCCGCGAGGCGGTAGCCCGCTTGCAGGGAGACATCCCCAAGATCGCAATCAAGCGCACAATGGACGAGAACGAGCTTACCGAGTATGAGATACTCGTGGCCATGAGCTCCGACAGCAACCAGCGCGCGCTGATCGAAGCGTGGGCAGAAGATACCCAGTTTTGCTGGGAAGGCGTCGCCGCCCGATTGGAGTGGATCGCCCTGCAAACGCTATCGCGCGGAAAAGTAACGCTCACTAACGACAACAACAACAGCATCGTCACCGAGTTTGACGTGGACTATTGGGTTGAAGGAGAGCGGAAAATGGGAGTCGACGGGGATTCATCCGCATGGACAGACCAGAAAAATGCCAAGCCTATCTCGGTAGACTTGCGCCGCATGGTGGCCAGAGCGAGGGAAAATCATTTGAATCCACGGTTCGCGTTCATGAACCAAACCACTTTTGCCAATCTGGCACAGACGGAAGAGGTGATCAAGTTGAGCGCATCGTTTGCTCAAAACGCCCTGAACATCGCACAAGTGCCATCCCTGCAACAAGTGAACGCCTCCATGGCGAGCCTCGCGTACTTGTACGGCCTGCAAATCGTCGTGATCGACCAAAACATCACGATCGAAAACAGCGATGGAACGAGAACGGGTGTCAACCCCTTCCTCGACAACGTAGTGACCTTCACCGAGCGAACCACGCAAGGAAACACCTTCTGGAAGAAGCCCGCTGATATGAACCTGAAAGCCAGCAAGGCCATCAAGGCATTGAACGGCCACACCCTCGTCAAGAAATTCTCCACCGAGGAGCCACTGGAAGAAATCACCATGGGAATTGCCAACGCATTCCCGGCATGGTTGGCCTCCACCAGATCGCTCTTCTTGGACACCAAGAACGAAACGTGGAACGAGGGGGAATAATTAATTAACAGGAGGCCGCCCGGAAGGGTGGTCTCCTCCATTCATCGGAAGGAGTAATACAATGACATACAAGCAGTGGATAACGACCACACTCGGCCGCTTTAACATGACCGCACAAGACATCGAAATGATTCTTGTGAACCAACAACAAGCGATACCCAACCCCGACGGAGAGGTGAACGTGAGGATTGCAAAGACCGCACTCGTGCGAGAATTCGCATCGATAATTCCGCTCGCCGACATCACGGAAGGAGGATACTCGCAAAAATGGAAATGGGAAGCGATTAAAGCATGGTATAACCTGACCTGCCGGGAGCTGGGCATTGCACCCATTGACTTGGATGCCAAACCGAGGCCAAAAATACGAGATCGCAGCAACATATGGTAAACACATCGCACCAATACCCGCAGGGGCTATTCAAAAAAACCATCACCCCATCGCAACAACTACCAAACGGGAGCTGGACGGAGGAGACGGAAGCATGGCAAGCCGTATCGGCATGCCGGGAGGAGACCAACGGGAGAGGCACGATGATAAACACGGCAGACGGCCGAGCGATAGCCTTTTCTTCACTCATACAGGCACCGAAAGGAACACCAAGAGTGGACGAAGGCACGGAGGTGATAATATCCACCGACGCACAGCTCGATGTAACGAAGTTGTTAAACGCCGACTTCGTGACAACAGCCAAGCAACAGGGGATCATCGTAGCACAAGGCACCTGCCTGAAATGCGATAGCGGAAGGCTTCACACGAGAATATGGATTTAAAAACGCACGGCAATGAATAGCATCGAAACGGACGATATCCTTTTTCAAATACTCAACGGTAACGCCGAAATAAAACAGGCGATAACGGGGGGGATATACACAATGGGAGAGCGACCGGACGACAGCCAAAAAGAGGACATCGTTGTAAACAACCTCTTTTTAAATCATACCGTGCCACAGACAGGCACCTCGAACGTGAACATTCACGTGCCGGACATGACCGTCACCATTGGAGGCAAACAACAAAAAAAAGGCAACAGGGAGAGAATACGGACAATAACCGGCCTCGTCCTTCAAGCCTTGAAAAACGCTAACGTGGAAGGGCTCGGCATAAGGGTGACAAACGAATCGATAATAAAAGAGCCTAACATATTCGAGCATTACAACAACATCCGAATTGACTGGAACATCCATAAAACCAACTAACCAAAACCAAACCAAAATGGCAAAAAAAGTATATACAATCGGATTATCGAAAATCGAGGTCGGGCCGATCGCCGCCGATGGTGGCATGGGTGACGAACTCGAGGTTCTCGGCTACACCCACCAAGACACCTGCACCATGACGCAGGAAGACCCCGAGACTACCGACCATTACGCCGAGGAAGTGGACGACCCCGTCGTTTCCGTTTCCAGAGGTGGAAAAACGAATTTCGCTTTTTCAATCATGAACCCGAGCGTGAAAGTGCTCGAGGAGCTACTCGGGGGAACCGCCACCGAGGGGGCAGCAGGACAGCCCGACACATGGGAGGCACCCGACAAAATGCCCGTCGTGGAGCGTTCCGTCAAGATAAGCCCGGAGCAGGGTTTGACGTTCGAGATACCCCGCTTGCGGATGACCTCGAAAATCAACGCCCAGTTTTCCAAGAGCGGGATACTCCTTATTGAAGTGGCCGGCACGGTCATGCAACCGGAGAAAAGCGGATTAGCCAAAATGAAGGCAACAACCATCACCGCGTAACACCACGCACCTAACCAAGCCTTAACCCGAGAGCACCCGAGATCGGGTGCTCTCTTACTTTAGGAACATGACAGAAAACAAGATAGACAAAACACTCGAGCAGGTGGAGCGAGACGAGCTGAACCGCCTAATAGGCAGGGGGCAAGCCTTCGCCGTAAGGTACACCGTGACCAAGAAAAAACGAAGGCTATTTAAAACAACCGTGACAGAGGAGGAGCGGAGGGAGGAGTTCACCATCAAGGAGCCGACCTTGGCGGTACTCGATAGGCTGTCCGAGAAGTGGATGGACATGAAGCTCGACGAAGAGGCACTAACCTCCGGGGCAATGGACACCCTGCGGGAAGCCAAGCGGAGCGTTAACGAAAACACACACAGGATGGCCGAAGTGATAGCCATCGCCGTGCTTGGAGAGGATTACCACGTCAAAATGGCCGACCCAAAAACCGGCCGAATAACATACGCCAACGACGAGAAGGAACTCGGGAGACTGACAGATTTATTTTTCCACACCGTCAAGCCCTCCGAGCTCGTGAAGCTATGCGAGCTAATAACCTCCATAGCCAACCTCGGGGATTTTACCGGCTCTATGCGATTAATGAGCGGCGCAAGGACGACAGAACCAAGGACGGATCGCATAGAGTAACCGGGCTTAAAAGCCCATACGGCCGTCGGGGTTCCATTTGCGCCCACCTCGGCTGGACATGGGAGTACCTGCATCATGAAATTTCGTGGGCAGTAGTACAAAGAATAATGATCGACGCTCCGGCCGTGGAAACGGGAGAGGACGTGGAGGAAATACGCATAACGGCAGATAACGCGGAGG